CCTGTGTCCTAGGCCCAAGCGGCTATGAGCGATTGTACCGACGCCTGTTGCCGAAGGCCGAGGGGGCCCCCTTTGGGGTCGAGTCAGGCTAGTGTCTATTTTTTTTATTATGCGTTTGAAATCATAAAAATTAACCCTCTCTATAAATATATGGCAATTCGTAAAAGAAACTATCCACGCCGCCGCGTTGCTGCTAAACCTCGCCGTAGAAAAACTTATAAGAGAAAGACTTCCGGTATTAAGAAAATGGTTCGCCGAGAAATCGCCCGAAATATTGAAAACAAAACCTTCCAATATCTTGGAACGGGTCTTGACATCTTACCTTCTACCTCTGTTTCTTTTGACTCTAACATTATACCGTGCTATCCTTCCGCTGGTTATTTAGCAATAAATCAGGGAAACGGACAAGGCCAAAGGTCGGGCTCAAAAATCAAAATTAAAAAACTTAAAATAGATGGAATTATGTTTCCATTAGCATATAATGCGGTGAGTAATTTGACACCTTGTCCAGTACATATTAAGGTATGGTTTTTCTATGATAAAGAAGAACCTAATGCCATACCAGCTCCCGCTGCTGCTGCTGACTTTTTTCAATTTGGTTCAACTTCTATTGGATTTCAAAATGAATTATTCGACCATACAATGCCTGTAAATACTGATAGGTATAGGGTTCTTACAACCCGAACCTTTAAAGTCGGATATGCCTCATATCTCGGAACTGGTGCTCAACCTCAGCAAGGAAACTTCGCGTCGAATGACTATAAAATGAACGCACGTCTTCGTGTCGATTTAACTAAATATTGTGTCAAGAACTGTAACTTTAGGGACAATAACACAACACCAACAACTAGAGGTATATATATGATGGCTCAAGCTTGTTACTCAAATGGTAATCCAATGACAGCAGGTACAATCCCCGCCAAACTGGAGTATATGCTCACCGTAGATTACGAAGACGCATAAAGGGGGAATCCCCTCTGAACACATATGAGTTCCCTTCTGAACACATTTTGGTCCCCTCTGAACACATTTAGAAAATGTGCCAGTTGTGCCAGAGATTTAATTATATAGTAAAGAAATTTTTTTGGTTATTCCAGCTTTAGCGCCAAAAAATTTCAATTACTTAATTAATGATTTCTAAAATATTTCATAAATTTTCTAAACGGAATTTCTTTTATTTTTATTTAAAAAAAAAATTGAAATGGATTAAATTGATAAAATAAAATATACTTTATCAATATGACAGAAGTTTTAGTCAAAAAAACTTACCAAAATGGTGAATCGGTTTTTACCAATAACGCTTGTGCGATGTGGGATTTCAGGATGAACGCCGTAGGCGTGACATCGGATGAAATTATAACCCAACTAAAAATTATAGCAAAAAAATATTCATTTCAACTAGAGAAGGGAGACACAACTGGCTACCTTCATTATCAAGGGAGATTCTCCCTAATTAAAAAGCATCGTAAGCCTGAGCTTATGAAAATGTTTAATAAAATTCCTGTTCCAAATTATTTGGAACCTACACTTAATTCTACTTATTTTACGGGAGATATGTTTTACGTTACCAAGGAAGAAACTCGTGTAGAGGGGCCTTGGAATGAAAAAAATGAAAAAAAATATATTCCACGTCAATATAGAGATATGCTTGAAAAATTATATCCCTATCAAAAACAAATATACGATAGTGCTCAGGTTTTTGATACAAGAACTATAAATATGATTTATTGTCCTAAAGGTAACGTCGGTAAAACTACCATAGCTTCGGTTTGTCAGCTTTTCGCACAAGGGGTAATGCTCCCCCCTGTGAATGATGCTGAGAAATTAGTTCAAGCGTGTTGTGACATTTGTGAAAAAAAAGACACACGCACACCCTCACCGATATTTATAGATATGCCTCGCTCTATGAATAAAGAAAGGCTGAATGGTATATATTCAGCGATTGAACAAATAAAAAATGGCTACCTATATGATTTAAGATATGCCTATAAAGAATATTGGATTGATAGCCCTCAAATATGGGTTTTTAGTAACATAGAACCGGAACTAAATATGCTGTCACTTGATAGATGGCGTATTTGGGAAGTAACGGAGGACAAAAATTTAATAACGTATAAAAAAAACGACCCTGATGTCGTCGAAGAGATTTCCATTTGATAATAATTTGGTTAAGGGGAGCGAAGCGATATAAAATTATGTGTAACAACCCTGTGTCCTAGGCCCAAGCGGCTATGAGCGATTGTACCGACGCCTGTTGCCGAAGGCCGAGGGGGCCCCCTTTGGGGTCGAGTCAGGCTAGTGTCTATTTTTTTTATTATGCGTTTGAAA